CAGCGGCATTGAGCCACCGTTCAGCCTCTACTACGACCGCACCATCCAACAGTTCGATGGCCACCAGGTCGAGCGTGTTGAGGACTATGCTTATCGCCAGGGCATTGCCGGCAGGACAGCCAACGAGATCACAGCCGACGAACACCTCAACGTCCTGATCATGGCCTCGAAGTATGTCGACAGTGCTGTCAGCAAGACCTGCAACGTTGGTGACGATGTCACCTTCGATGAGTTCAAGCAGCTCTATTACAAGGCCTGGAAGGGTGGCTGCAGCGGGATAACTACGTTCCGCGCCAGTGGCAAGAGATACGGGATCTTGAACGAGGTGAAGACCGAAGAAGAGCCCAAGGCTGAGGCTTGCTTCATTGACCCAGCGACAGGCCAGAAGACCTGCGAATGATCGCTGTGAACCGCAATATGTAGGCGCTTACGGTTATCAGTATACCTAAGCGCACAAGGCGTGACCCAGGAACCTCCATCAATAGGAGTGTCTCCTGGGCCACTGGCCACTACATATGCCCCTTTAGAACACTTGTGTCCACCCTTAGGAGACATGATGTTTCTAAAGCAGACCTACGCCTCAACTCAACAGAAGACATCGGTGAGACATTGGTCTGACCTGGGTGAGACATTGGTCTGACCTGGGTGAGACATTGGTCTGACATTGGTCTGACATTGGTCTGACATTGGTCTGACATTGGTCTGACTTGGGTTCTGCACTATGTCCCGATTTGTTCTTCAAAGACACCCGTGTCACACGGTCAATGTTCTCTAATGGCCTAATGTCCCCAGGCCATCCCCCTTTGGTCATCTGATCCGATATCAGATGCCCCACAGATACCAACGAATACAACGTCTTAGGTGGTACGCCGGGCCCAACAGGGTCCCATGGCGCTCGATCAGGGCCCCCCTGGGTGTCAATCGACCTCGACTTCAAAATCCAGGCCTTAAGGGTTGTTGTTGTTGTTGTTACCTCAGGCCTTTTCAAGCAGAGGCCCAGTTTCACAAAAGGATCCCCCATGGCACTCGAGTCCGGCACATATCTCAATAGCCTCAACTCGGCCAACCCAGCATCGACGGATGGTCTGGCCCAGGCCGACGACCACCTCCGTCTGATCAAGGCGACGATCCTGGCATCCTTCCCAGGCATCACAGGCGCTGTAACGTCCACACATACAGAGCTCAACGTCCTGGACGGCATCACGTCCACCACAGCAGAACTCAACACCCTCGATGGCTTCACAGGCACAGCAGCCGACCTCAACTACGCCAAGGACCTCAATGCCACCGGTGTCACAGCCACTGAGCTGGATGTCCTCGATGGTATTACCGCGACGACAGCCGAGCTGAACATCCTGGACGGCGTTACAGCAACCGCAGCGGAGCTTAACAAGCTCGACGGTATCAACGTGTCTACCACAGAGCTCAACCAGCTCTCAGGTGTCCAGGGCAACATCCAGACCCAGATTGACAACGCAGGCGGTGGTCTCCTGGATTACGCCATGTATACCAGCAGCAGTACCTGGGCTATCCCGTCTGGCACCAAGAAGCTTGTAATCAAGGCTTCTGGAGGTGGTGGAGGTGGAGGTGGTCTGAACCCAGGCAACCTGGCTAGTCAGAGTGGTGCTAACGGCGGTGACACCACAGTCACCCAATCGACCTTGAGCATCTCGATTACAGCCAAAGGCGGCCTCGGTGGTAACCCAGGCCCAGATCCGACAGCAGGTAAATTCCAGACGAACTCCAGTGGTGGGTCCGCGCTGCACGGCGGTGGTTCCATCGGCGGCAATGAGGGCGGTCACCACGGTTCTGTTGGCGCCGGAACCAATGGTGGCCCAGGCAGCCTTGTCATCAAAGAAGTCAATAACCCCAGCGTCCAGACAATCTCGTTCACAGTAGGTGGCGGGGGCTCAGCCGGCGGATCCTCCCAGGGCGACGGTGTAGGCGGTTATGTCGAATTCTGGGCCTTTGGCTAGGGCTGCATCATGTCTATCTTGCCAGTCCGCGACCTAGGTTCCGTAGGCGTCATCACTGACGTCTCTGGATACAACGTGCCAATCAGCGGTTTCACCAGGGCAATCAACATCCGTTTTGACGAAGGCAAGGTGTCCAGGGGCCCGGTCACACGTAAGATCAAAGACACCCTCGGTTTCACACCGCGCTTTGTATACGGCCTCACACCCCCGACTGGCTATGACACAGTACTGATGATTGCAGACGACTTTGCAATCCAGGAATATGCCAGCGGTACTGTTGTCGATCGTTCTGGTTCCATCTCTGCCAGCTCTGACCCCAGGCCGTTCACAGGAACCACGCTTGCTGGTGTTACCTACATCAATCGCGAGGACAGGGTGCCTGTCTACCGCCTGCCCAACGGCACCAACTTTGCTGACCTGCCAAACTGGCAGTCCACATGGAAAGCAGGCTCTCTGAGGTCCTATGGTGACTTCCTGATCGCCCTCAAGATGACCGAAGGCACGACCAGCTTCCCCAACCGTGTACGTTTCTCGAACCTGGTGACCGCCAATGCCATCCCTGACAGTTGGGATGAGACCGACACCACGCGCAGCGCCGGCTTCAATGACCTGGTGCAAATGCAGACAGCCATTGTCGATGGTGCCACGCTGGGTAGTAACTTCATCATCTACTCTTCTGACCAGGTGTGGTCGATGGAGTTTGTAGGTGGGACGTTTATCTTCAACTTCCGTAAGCTTTTCACCGATTCAGGTGTCATCAACCAAAACTGCGTCGTCGAGGTTGAAGGAAAGCACTACGTTTTCGATAACTCCGATATTTACGTACACGACGGCACAACCCGCCAGTCACTGTGTGACGTCAGGGTGAAAAACTTCATCTTTTCTGGCCTGAACGTGCAGAAATCAGACGTCTGTTTCGTACAGCACAACGAAAACCTCAATGAGATCTACTTCTGCTATCTGTCAGGCGACCAGTACGTGTCATTCCCTAACGCCACACGGTGTAACAGGGCGGCAGTCTATAATTACCGCAACGACACCTGGTCATTTTATGATCTTCCCAACATTTCAGCCGGCACAACGGCCAACGTGGACTCGGTTGCCACCTACACAACAGCCACAAGCCTCACATACGCCCTGGTCGGTGGATCCTACTATGACCAGGAAGACAACTTCGATCGCCACACAATACAGGTCGGAGAAAGTAACAGCTCTGACGGGCTCACAAGCGACAAACTGTACGCTGTAGACCTGTCGGACGAAGGCAAGCTGTCATTCCAGCTCGATGAAGAGGCAACAAAGCCTGCAGTGATCGAGCGTATTGGCCTGGACCTCGATGAGGCCGGATCAGCGGCTTCCAACTATGTCGTCGTCAACAGGATCTTCCCCCAGGCAGACACCAGGAACGAAAACAAGGTTCTGCAATTTCGTTTCGGAGCCTCAGATGTCCCGACCGGAACTCCCACATATGGATCGACACAGTCTTTCAACATGCAGACAGATCACAAGATTGATAGTCGTGCTGCTGGTCGTTACCTGGCCTATGAAATCACAGTCTCAGACAACAAGGACTTCGAGATTTCAGGGTTTGACCTCGATGTTATCCCGACTGGTAGACGATAATGTCTTTCAGCGCCAAGACTAACCTTCTCGTCACTCGCTACGCACGTCGCCAGTATCCAGAGCTGGAAGAAGGTGTCCGCAAGTACATTACCGACGAGCTGCAGCGCGTCGAGCAGTCCATCACAAGCCTGTCTGAGGCTTCAATTCAAGTAGCAAACAACGCCCCAGAGGCCCCTGTGAAGGGCATGGTCCGTTATGCCGTGACAGGCTGGGACCCCCTGGGCAACGGCTTTCAGGGCCTCGTTGTCTACAACGGCACCGCCTGGGTCGCAGTCTAAGAGGATATTGAAAAATGAGTTTCATGGCATCTATCGCAGGCCCAGTCCTTGGAGCCGCTGTTGGCGGCATAATGGGCAACAGGTCAGCCAAGTATGGCGCAGGCGCCCAGCGATACGCCACCGATCAGCAAATGCGCCCCTACAACCTCAAAGAGCCTTATTATAAGGATCTGTTTGCGGACGCACAGGCAGCCATGAACGCAGCCAGGGCCAGTGGTGCATACGCCGGCCCAACATACGCCGGCCTGACCGACACCCAGCGCGAAGGTATTTCCGGCATGTCCGGCTTTGGCCGTAACGCGATGGGCATTGGTAATAACCTGATGGACGTGGGCGGCGCCTTCGCTCAGAACACCCAGGATCTCTATAATCGTGCCAGCGGCAACACCCTCAACGATGCAGTAAACTACGCCACCAACAGCCCACAAGCCCAGTCAATGATCGACGCTGCGATGCGTGACAGCACACGCCAGCTCCAGGAGCAAACACTGCCTGGCATCGGCATGGGAGCATCTGCAACCGGCAACACCAACGCATCCCGTGCAGGCGTGGCAGATGCAATCGCACAGCGCTCATATAACGACCGCAGAGCTGATGTTGCATCCGACATTGGCCGCAGTCTGACCAACCAATATATGACCAGCAACCAAAATGACTTCAACAACATGATGAGAGCCAACCAGGGCCTCTCTGATGTCTTTGGAATGGGTACCCGCATGGTCCCAGCCGGCGCAGAAGCTCTCACAAGCTCTGGTGGTATGCTGCAGATGGATCAACAAGGCCAGCTTGACGCCGATCGTGCCGCATTCGAGCGGCAGCGTGATTTCGATATGGCCCAGCTCAGTAATTTCAACAGCCTGCTAGGTGGCCTGCCTTCGACTGGTAACGTCCAACCCATCACTGCTAATCCATACACCGCCAGCCTCAGCGGCATGATGATGGGCGCAGGTTTCGGCGGTAACATCATGGATTACTTTAACAGACCAGCGGCTCCGTCACCTTCGACCGCCAACCGGGGCACATCGTACATCAACGCACCAGCCTACCAAGGCTTTGGCTTCACGGCGGGGCGGTAATGTCCCTCGGTATACTCTCTGACGGGTCTATACC